ACTGTATCACCAGTTACTGCGACCGATGCGCGTCGATACGGAACATCAACTGCCGCTAACTCCATAGAAGGATGCATTACTTGCTGTGCGTAGAATTGTAAATTAGGAAAGTTCTCACGAGATACTGTGATCTTAAATCCAGTTGGTGCGAGATAGTTAGTATCGCATGTAAAGTCAGTCATTGTTTCTTACTCCAGTTTATACAGATATTTATACAAGTTTTAACTCAGTATCCACCAGTCTTAAACCATCCCTTTCCTTTAAGATGAAATCCACCACCACCAGCAACAAAGACTTTCTTTAGTTCTTCTTCTTTACATTTAGGACAAGTAGTCAATGGATCGTCTGACATTTTTTGCATTACTTCTAATTTGTTTTCACACTTCTTACATTCATAATTGTATGTAGGCATTACATCTCTCTTAAATTAAATATAGTGCCATCCTTGGCCAGCGTACTCCTATTCTTCATTATTCTGCTTCTTTTTTATCGATCTCTACACCAGTCTTATCTGCGACGTCCTTGATGACGTTAGAAATAACGTCAAAAGTTCCCGATGTAATACCGAAACCATCTTCAGCGACACCGTTCACAACACCTTTACCACCTTGATAAGTGGCATCGACTGTAGAACATGCAGAAAGAACCAATGCGAACGCAATTGCAATAATACGCATAGTAATCTCCTAAATTGTATTACCGAGGGTGGTTTCCTAACCCACTGATATGCGGAGCGTACCACTTGATACGCTGGACATCTTCCTTGTACGGGTATTTATACGCATAAAAAAAGGGACTCCGAAGAGTCCCTATAAAGATTAAAACAAGTTTCTTATTATTATCTTTTCTACTACAGTCTTATGCGAGGATGTTGTCTACGCGGAAGATACGGTAGTATTGGTTGGTACGAGCGGCAGCAAGTCCGTCTTGAGCACCAGCAGTTCCAGCATATGGGTTAGATACCATACCATAACGAGTCTTGAACCCGATACGTGGTTGGAAATCATTCTCGCCAACTGCGCGAACCATTTGTAAAGGAACATATGGGCAGTAGAAGATACCAGCGTCATATGGGTTAGTGCCTTTATAACCAACAGTAACGTAGTCACCAGTGGCGTAGGGATCGATGAACACTTTAGTGCGACCGTTAAGAACACCAGCAAAGGTATTACCAGTATCATCTACGTTCAAGTTAGCAGAGATAGCAGGTGAATAATCAAGCATACCGGCAGCAACAAGGGCAGTAGCAACATCTGAAGAACAGATTACTACGTTACCTTTACCGCGACGAGTGTCTTTGGCGATTTGGTTGCTTTCGCGTTCGATTTGAACTAACAAACCTTTGAACTTCTCTACGCTCCAACGACCGTCTGCATCAGTTGACAAGTCAAAGATACCTTGAGTCTGGACGTTAGAAGTAAGACAACCGATCTTCGCTTGACTGTTGATAGTACGAACGATTTCGCGGTTGATCTCAGCAAGAATCTCAGTAGACAAGATGTTTGCAAGTTCAGTTTCAGCATCCAAACCGTGGATTGCTTTCAGATCCTGAGCAAGTTCAAGCGAGTATTCTGCTTTCAATGCACGAGACTTAGCGGTTACAGTTGCTTTCTCGATTGAGAAACCCATTTCAGCGAATGCAGAACCGGTGTTGCCAAGTGCTTCAGCATCAGCAGTAGGCATAGCGCCGCCAACTTTTGGTACAAAGGTAGAACCAGAATCAGCAATGCTTGAGTCAACGTCAGTATCAGTTGCGCCAACTAGACCAGAAGAACCACGACTATCAAGTGTAGCAGAAGAATCACCGGAATAACCAGTTACTGCTTCGTTGTACAATGCTTCGTCACCAGCAGTAGCACCGGCACGACTAGTCTTGTAGTTGCTCTTCATAGCGAAGATCAAACCAGTAGGACCAGTCATAGGTTGAACACCAGCAAGATCGTATGCCATCAGGTTAGGCATTGCACGACGAACGAGTGCAATCAATACTGGATTCCAGTTAGCAGTACCGGTTACAGTAGCGTTGCTGTTTGCTGGAGTTTCGTTAAGCATGTTGCTTTCTTCGAGGAATGCTTTCTCTTGGTTCTCAAGGATAGCGGCGGTTACTGCTTTTTTGTGACTGTCGGTGATAACACCAGCAGAACTTTCGTCCAATACTGGACTCCACTTTTCGATTAATTTATCGTATGATTGTTGCATTTGTTAATACTCCTAGTATTTACTTGTTTGATTTTTTGATTTGTGTAAGGTACTGATCCATAACTGAACCTTGTGCAGGTGCAGATGCTTCAACAGACCAATCTTCGTTGATTTCTTCTTCTACAGTTACTACGTCTTTCTTAAAGTAGGACTCTTTAACAGTCTTTACTTTCTGTGCGAAAGATTCAGCATCTTCGAAGTCGAGTGATTCAACTAGACCTTTTAACTTCTCAACCTGAGTGTCAGCAAGATCGCCAGCAGATTCACGAATAATCGCGTCACGCTGTAGAGTTTCTAACTTCTCAGACATTTCTATGGCAGAACCAGTTTGTGCATTAAGTTTCTCTTCTAACTCAGAAACTTGCTCCGCTAGTTCGTCTACAAGATTCACTTTGGATTCAGGTACTTCGATGTAAGATTCTACAAACAAGTCTTTCAGACTGCCCATAAAGTTCTCAGCGATTTCAGTACGCAAACCAGATTCAACCGCAATCTGATTCTCTTTCATCCAGTTCTCAACTACATAGTTAAGATATGAATCTACTTTCTCAACAAGGTCACTTCGAGTTGCCTCTAGTTCTTCGTCAAGTCGTGATTGGTATTCATCTTCAATTCTTTCAACTTCTTCTGAAAGTTTTGAACGAATAGCAGTGTCAAAGATTACAGCAGTTTTCGCTTTAAACTCATCTGATAAAGTTTGCTCTGATTCAACAAGATCATTCAACTCGTCAGTTACAGAGAATTCAGGCAGTTCAACTGCGTCTGAAACTTCCATATCTTCAAAGTCTTCTTGCATCTTCTCATACTGTGCATTTAGGTCTGCTTTCTTCATAGAAGATAACTTACCATACATAGCATTTAGCAAACCTGCTTTGGTCTTTGGTGCAGGATCTTGTTTAGTATTATCGCCCTTACGTGCTGGCGCTTTAGACTTAACTCCATCTTCTGCTTTATCTACGGACGCGATTGCGTCTGCTTCGGTGCCTACTGGCATTTGTTGAGTACTTCCTTCCTCGACTGATGTATTCTCATCAATAGGAAGTTCAACATTCATATCTTCCGACATGTTTGACTCCTTAATAGTTTGACTTGAGTAATGAGAGGAAATTCTTGTACTCCCGAACCTGCGTCTCATAGAGATGCTTTTTCGGAGCAGTTCTTATTTCTGTCTCCATATTTTCAATTACCTGAGAAGAGAGGATACCATTGTTCCATACCCAGTCAACGCCTTCCATGATACCATTAACAAATGCTGATGGTGCCGATGGATCTTGTACGATGTCAACAGTATTTAACATAAAGTCATCTTTAACGTACATAACGCCATTTCTATTCTCAAGACTACCCATACCACGAGTTGACACACCTAGTTGAACGCCACCTTCGAGAAGACCTTTTACAATCCTACCCATCGGAGTATCCAATATTTGTGCCTTTCCAACAACATCATTACCTTCCCACTGGAGGTCAGTAATGAGATGTGAAACTTTATCAAGATTTACAGTCGGACCTTCGGGGTGATTCAACTCACCAACCGCTCGCTTCTGACTTACTTGTTCTTTGACGTATTTATCTACAGCACGTTCCATAATCTGCTTAGGGTAAATACGACCATTTCTATTCTTTTGCTCTGCCGACATAAAGATGCCTTCAATGACAAACTTCTTCTCACCTTGTGCATTCTTTTCGACAATGCACTGTACATCATTCTCTGTGTATTCAGTGATCAGTTTCATTACATTTCCTTGGCAAATGCTACGCCCATCTTTTCCGCTTCTTTCTGCGAACGATAGGTGTCGAGTTTTTCACCATCAATAAAGACAGTAAATCCTTTGGCATCTTTGTGAATCATTACCTTCACTTTGCCAACTTTAGTATCGAAGACATGTTCGCCCGGAGGCATCTTAGTCTTCGCTTCTCTAATTTCTTTGAATGATCTCATTTATACTGTTCCAAATCTATGATAAACATATTAAAATCACCATAGACTTTAATACGCTCTTTACTTATCGACAGTAGATATTTCCACTGCACTTTTGTCCAATTCGTATCAGACTCAATGATAATCGCAGTCTTTGCATACGGTACAAACTTAGTCAGTACATCGTCAATTCTTT